GTGTCATTTTTTTGTGATTTTCTTTTGGGGCATTTACACCCGATGCGGTATAAATTCCTAATTTTCGCCATAAATGCACCCGATAAGATATAAATTTGCAGTATGACCTACCACTCCACCCGACCCGCCAAAGCCCTCACAAACGCCTTGGAGCGGCTGATGATAGCCGTTGCACCCGCTGACCTGGAGCAGAACCACGCCCTCCTGTGCGAATACCGCCGTGCCTGCGAGTTGCTGGGCTACGACCCCGCCAAGGCTCAATGGTCGGGGATTCACGAGGTGTCTGCCTCCCAGTTGCCCACCGAGCAGGATCATACCGTTTGTTATTACCCCCTCTTAAACCCCGAAGAATGAGAAACATCACCCACCTCGTTGTGCATTGCACGGCCACGCCTAAGAACACCACCATCGCATCCATCCGCCGCCATTGGAAGGAGGGGTTGGGCTGGAAGGCGGTGGGCTATCACAAAATTATAGAACCCAACGGGAACATCCTCACGCTTGCGACGGATGACAAGACCACCAACGGGGTTGCAGGACACAACGCTACTTCGCTCCATGTGTCCTACATCGGGGGGAAGGATAGCGACGACCGAAGCATTCAGCAGAGGCAAGCCATCGCAGGGGTGCTGCTCTCTTGGTTGCAGAAGTACCCCAAGGCCCGCATTTGTGGCCATCGGGACTTTCCAGGGGTTGCGAAGGAGTGCCCGCAGTTTAACGCTGAAAAGGAGTACGGCTACCTGTACCTAACCGCCAACGATACGCAGGAGGGATAGTTTGCGGAAGGTAGCGGATTCCGCTACTTTAGGCGTACGATTTCTTCGTACAGGTTAATACAATCGGTCCGCAGGCGTGAAGGTGGCGTGGAGTTGCAACTCTGGACCTTTGTTGTCCTTGCTTGCGTTCCTGCTGGTTTCCAACTTCATCCAATATCCGCCCAAAGGCTTCGGGCCTCTGCCTCGTTCAGTGTGAAAGCCCATGTAGCCCCCGTCCCATTCTTCCTTGTAAGTCGCAGTACGCAGTTGGTGAATAGGTTTTTGAAGGAGCGTCTTCGTGGAGCGGTCATAGCGGTGAATCATGTTTTGGTGGTAGTAGAGTTCGTGGACATGGCCCATCCAAGTGAGGTCGTAACCTTCGGTGGATGCGAGTAGGCGTTGGTCGGCAATTACGCCGCGTGTGACCACCCCACCGCCTGCGCTCCCATGAAAATAATGCACTACGAAGTTGACCCCCCGAAGGTTGTCGTGTTGCACTCGGATGTCTATGGTTCCGCCGTAGCCACCGACCTCAACTGCTGACCCTGTTGCGTAGTTCAGCGTGCTTGCGAATCGTTGCAGGATGTCGGTTTCTTGGTGGTGGATGATGGATGTTTCGTGGTTGCCATATCCAACCAGCAGCAGGTTCTTGGCGTAGGGTGCAAACCATTCTACCGCCGTGTTCACGATGCTATCCAGGTACCTGGCATTGTTGTGTTCTTCACGGATGTCTTCCTTGCTCCTGCGTGGGTCGCCACGCCCTTGCATGAGGCAAAAGCAGTCACCATTAACGATGATGCCCGCATTTCTGCGTACGGCTTCGTCCAAATGGTTTTTGAGCAGCCCTCTGTCGCAATGGGGATTGTCCCAATGCAGGTCGCTGATTAGAAGAAACTCCTGCCCCGATTGGCAGGTGACTTCGTGGATGTTTCGGGTGTGCTTGGTTAGTGGTAGAATCATCGCTGAGATTTAAGCGTTGCGTTCTCGGCTTCAAGTTGCTGGATGGTGTTCTCCAACGACTCTATCCGCTCTCGCAAACTTACAATCTCATTGCGTAATTCGGTTAATTCTTTCTTTTGAGCCTCAGCGGTTTCCTGCCACATAGCCAGCACCGCTTGGGCTTGCTTGACTTGGAGGGAGTCCGCCGTGAACTTTCCCTTGGTAAGCCAAGCAACTGCACCGCCAACGATTGCGCTGACCGTGCCGATGATAGTTGTTTCCAGCAGGTTCACCTGTTGGCTACTTGCTCGGTTCGCCCTTTGATTTATCCAAAGCCATCCAACCCACTGATAATAGGGTCAATACCGAGCCAATGATTTCGGTGAGGGTTGCGGTGTCAAGGATACCTTTGGCGACGAGTGTACCGCCTATAAATGTCAAGAGGTGGCGAAGCAGAGCGATGACGGCTGATTTCATAAATGGAAGTTTGGGTTGGTCGGGGTTGGCGTTACGGCGACGGAAGAGGCGCATGATGTGAAATGGTTTTATTTGGGCGATGTTGCAAATTCTTTGTAGTCAGCCTCGTATTGTTCCTCCCACCCGCTGAACGAGTGAACGCCACAGGGTTCGGGCCAAACGACAAATGCGGCAAGGTCTTCGGGGCAGGTGTCGTGGAATAGTATGTCCACCGCAAATTCGGGGCGGGTCTTGATGCAGTTTCCTTCCGCATCGGTAGCGGTGCAGAGGTGTCCGAGCGGCACGGCGAAGTCCAGCGGGTTTAGGAATTCCCCCAAAAGTTTCTCAGCGGTGGCCCCGTCGGGGAAGGCGAACTTGCGGAAGGTGGGCATTGCTATGTGGTCAGCGACTGAAGTTCATCGTTGGTGAGGCGGGTGGTGTAGAGGGCCACGGCATTGTATTTGTTGATGGTAGTTGGTGCTGAAAAGTCAAATCCATTTGTAATTCCAATCCTTGTTAGTCCACTGTTAAAAGTGAAAGCGGTTGTGCCTGATGCAACGATGCTTCCGTTGGCGTATAAAGCGAAGTCGCCTGATTTATAGCCTAAAGCAGCCTTTATTGCGCCCCCTGTTAAAGCAAATGAACTATTATTGAGTATCTGCCCATTACTTGAGCGGATTAAGCCTTGCAAATTTGCTCCATTTTTACCAACAAAAACAAAATTATTTGCAGTTCCATCTCCAATCAAAATGAGGTTGGCTCCCGTTCCTCCCGATGGTGGAATTATCTCCGCATAAATCGTCCCCTCCGTCTGCCCGATGGACCCGCTGACGGCTCCGCTCACCGAGATGACATCTGCGCTTCGGCTACCCGTTCCTGTGGTGGTGGGGATGTAAGAAGTCGCCACCGAGCCTGTTTCAAGTTGTGCGCCCCAACGAAGAGAAGACAAGGCCGTTGCATAAGTGGCAAATGCAACTATTTGAACGGTTGTTGTAGTAGAATTAGCGGTAAAAGGGATAACGATTCTCCACCAACCGTTGCCAAAATTTTGCGATGTTGCACCCGAACCCGCCGTGTGCGTAATAACTCCAGTGTCCCAATTTATAGTCAATGAACTTATAATGGATGACCCAAAAATTCTAAAAGAGTTTAATTCCGTTGCGCCGCTTCCTTTTTTGCCAAAAAAAGAAAAAACATAAGCCGTTCCTGATACGGTAGTTATATCTTGCGATAATTGACTTTGAGTTGAACCCGTTACTACGGTTAATAGTTCAGCCGTATTCCCCCCCGCAGGGTCAAGCGTTGATGTCACATTTGCTGAAATGCTTAAATTGTTACTCACATTTGTCCAAGTCGTATTAAACGCTTCACTCTGCAAGCAAAGATTCGTCGCCGCAGGCTCAACCAATAACGCAGGACACCCCGTAACGCCGCCGCTGGTGTAGTAGTCCAAGCGGGGGATGCCCGATGCTACGGATGCAACCAAGCCAGCAGAATCAAACCGCCGTGCCGCCGTGTTGCGGGTAACGGTGAAGTCCCCCGCCCCGCTGGTTGGGATTTGGGAGTACATCTTGCCCGTCTTGAAACGAGCGGGGACTATCAATAAGGAAGGCGTGGGCATATTAAAAATTGAATATTACGGCGAATCGGGCTTGCAGGCAACCGCTGACGGCGGCCTCTGCCGCTGCTGCCCCGTCGGTCGTAGCACGGGCATTGAAGGCATCCCACGCAAGTTCTGCGGGGGTCTTGCCCATCACCATGGAGCGGGGATAGCCGTAGCCGTAGCCTATCAGCATGGTTAGAGGAAGGTGTAACCGATGACGCTACCCACCGATGGAGTGACGGCCGTAATCTTGCCGCCGTTGCGTCCCGAAATAACTATTCCAGCGGACACGGACTTGCCGCTCATTGCGTAAGCCGTCAGCAGGTTCTCGCCGCCTGTACCCGTCAAGGTCGTAAAGGTTGCGGCCACATTGACCACGATGAAGTCATAGTTCTTGCCCGTTACGGCTGCGTCCACGAATTCCATCGTGCCGCCTTGACCGAGCATTTGTTGTAAGATTGGAGTTGGCATTGCTTGGGGTATTTAGGGTAAATGTATCTTATGAAGGAATTTCACAAACGCTGTGCGAGTACGGCAGTTGGAATGACATTGTAGCCACCCACCCCGCCGTGCGGTCATCTCGGCTCTCTACAAAGCGAGTTAGCGACACGCTGGTACTTAGCGTCCACTCTTGCGTCGGGTCGTTTGTGAGGGCTGAAATGAAGTCCTGTGCGATTTGCAGTTGGTCGCTCAAAACCTCGTCTTCGTTGTCTTGCCAACCGAGCGTCGGACTGCCCGAAACCACGCCACCCATCGTGGCAATGGATTCCACTCGGTCAGAAAAATAGACACCCACAGTAAGAACCAAACTGCCCAAGTCCGTACTCGCTGACTGAACATCCGCAAATACCAAAGGATAGACGATTCGCTCACGGCTTGGGATTCGCAGGTTTATCGTGTTGTCGGTCCCGATTGCAAGCGGGTCGCCCGTCCCGAACGAGTTTACCTGCGGGTGAGCATTTGCAAGCGCAAGGAGTGCTTGCTTTATTCGTATCCAAGACATAGGCTTGTAGTTTCAAAATGTTTTTAGAATGTGCGCCCATTGATTTCAGCAGTTGTTGCAGTAGGGGTCATAGGGCCAAGGGCGGTCTAAGCCAGCACCACGGCGCAGGGTTCTTGCATCCAAGGCCATCCCCGTGTTGTAATTGGTGCCGTTGGGGTAGATGGTGTCCAAGGCCGATGGCGGGGAGTTGAATAGCGGATAGTTCGCTTTCTGCTCCATGAGGTAGCGGGTGATGCGCTCCGAGTACCACTCCGCATCGTTCTTCACTTTGTCGGTGAGGCGGGTGATTTCGTCCATGGACATTTGGGAAGATTCCTCGCTGGTACGGCGGACCATTCCCTTGTTCATGTACTTGAACGCCAAGACCATCGGAAGTTCGTAGTAGAGCCATTGCACCATAGCGGGCTGGATATAGTCCTCCAAGAGCGTAGTGTTGAGCGCAGTCGTTGTACCGCTGACCACTTGCGTCACCATTTCCGAGTACAGGGCCGAACCCACTATCGGCTGAATCCGCATCTCCTGCACCTTCACGATGGTAGGCCGAATCTGCGTAAAGGAAACATTCTCGTTGATTACCGAGTTGTCCAGCAGGGTTTGTTCGCTGATAAAGAGTGCCTTCATGCTTTCGTGATTTTATTGCCTTTGCGGATGACGAGTTGCTGCTCCCACACATGGCGGCATTGCGGGCGGTTCACTCCGCTGGCGGTGTGATACCAACCGCCACGGCGATTCCATACGGAGTAGCCCATGATGTTGGAAATACCATTGATGTCGTCCCGTGTGTACACCTTGCCTTGGTCAGCGAGGTCCAGCATGACCTTGCAGAACTCACGGCTCGTCCTCTTGTCCTTGTTGCTGAAACCCGCCGCCCATGCGTATTTGTAGCGGACTTCCAGCACGGGTTCGGCCACTTCCTTGATGTTTTTCGGCAAGCCCTGCTCGGCGATTTTGTCCACGGCACGGGCGATGGGGTAACGGTCTTTTGTAATCAAGTAAGCGACCCGCTTGGCAACCTTGGCCTTGCTGACGCCGAACTCCTTGGCCATTTCTTCCACGCTTGCATCCCGATTCTTCTTGCGGTAGGCTTCAATTTTTTTATCCAGTTCCTTCTCCTCCTCCCCAAGTTCGGCGAACGCTTGACGCACTTGGTCGTCTAAGTCGGTGTCAAAGCGCATTGGCTTAGAGTGCATTACCACATAGTCGTCCGAACTACTCCCAAACTTGCTTGCGACCACCTCCAAGACCTTGAACTCTTCCTCCCCCCATCCGTAGTCCTCGGTATCCTCCTCACCCCACATAGGCTCGGAAAACGCCTGCTCCTGCACGCCCAATAAGGTGTTCACTTCTTCGGGGGTCAAGCCGAAACCAGCGGATAGCATTGT